AATAGGTGCAATCCCAGTAGTTGCCTGAATATAACTCATTCTAATATCTTCCCGGGGAATTGCTATCATTGCAATACAACTATTATTTAGCTCGACTAATTTGTCTGGGTTTGCCGTAAACAACCCAGGCATTAGTTGCAAGCCCTGTGCAGTGATAATGGCATTAATTGGTTGTTTAATTATATAATACTTGTTTATAATCTGATTGTCATCACCGTCTTCGTACTCAATGAGTTCAACACGAGCAACCGTTTCTTCACCGGTTGTTAGTTTAAACACATATACTTCACCTTCATCTACCATCATTTTTAATCCACCTTTAAAATTTGTTCTTTAGACATCTTCTGCAATGACAACCAACCGCCAGGGATAATATGGTTGTCATTATAAATTTGCGGTACTGATCTATGTCCTTGATTTAACAAAAACTCCCGAGCCGAGGAATCCTCTTCGACGTTAACCTCGTTGTACTCGATACCGAGGGTATTTAAGTAACTTTTTGCTGATACACAGTTTGGACATGCAGATTTCGAATATACAGTAATCATTATTTTTCCTTAAATGTTAGGCAACTGATCATACTCAACATCCTGGGACATTACACCGATAACGTAATTAGTGCTTTCGGATTCTTGGAGTGCAGTTTGTTTCTTGTCAGTTGATGTGTGTTTATTGAACCAAGGAATAGGCGAGGTCTTTGGAGCAGGCTCAGTGTATTTAATACCAATTTCTTTGAGAGCTACCATAGCAGTATAGTCCATAAACTCCTTAAGGATAGCTGCGTTTAGACCAATAACCGGTCCCTTTTGGAACAAGTAATCTGCCCACTCTTTTTCTTCAGTAATAACAGCCATGTAGATCTTGTACACTTCATCAGCACATTCATTCTTAATACTAGCAAAGCGAGGATCATCCTTAACACATTGGTTAATGATATACGCAGTCCAGTCGCGATGCAGAATCTCATCTTGAAGGATGAGACTGATAATGTTACCGTTACCGATAAAGATCTTATTCTCCACCATGGCCAAACTTGTAGCAAACGATACCATAAAACGTAATGCCTCGAGTGCATAACTGGTGTGCAGTGCTAGCCAGATTGCTTTAATATGATCGTGTTCAGAAACTTCAATGCCTAGCTCTTTTTTACAATTTAGCAGATACAAATCGTCATAGTAACGGCCGATGTGCGCTGCCATGTCAATGATCGGCTGAATATTATGAATTTTGTTAAACTCGTCCTTGGGCACATTATAGATATTGCGAATAATATGGCTATAACTCTTAGAGTGCAAGTTGGTTTCGAAAAATCCCCACATTAGACACAATGCTTCAAGCTCAGGAATACTAACAGCAGGCAAAAATATCTGTGTAGGGCATCGACCTTGAATACTGTCTAGTGCAGTTTGTCTTAGCAAATTGCTAGTAAAGATATGCTTCACTGCATCGCTTGCTTCTTTAAAGTCAGCGGCGTCTTTAGTTAGACTAACCTCTTCCGGAACCCAGAAAAATCCTCGGGCGGTTTCTTCAAATCGAGCAATTTTAGGATATCGAAACTCCTCAAATCGCTGTACAGTAACTGGTCCTTCGGGATCCAGAAACATTTTTCGAGTCAAGTAGTTTGTTTTTTTACCTAGATCGTATTGAGCCTTACTCATTTTTTCCTCTGTATTATTCGGTTACTACAACAATTTGGTTATCATTAATTTCAACACCAGTAACTTTTACTAAATGTTGATCTATTTTAACATAAACGGGTACTGTAGGAAAAGTGTTTTGGACAGATGCGCCACTTGGTAACCGGCTTAGCTGCCTCCATCCTTCTAATATTTGTTGGTGTAAATGATATGCGTCCATAGTATGCTTTAATCTAATGTAGGGTGTTTTTATCTGGTTACACTGTGCTGTTAACATCTATTCTTTTTATACTCTTCGAATAACGGTATTAACGAAATTCGTTTTAATTCCATAATTTCAAACGAATGCGCCAATCCAAGTTGTTTCATCTGTGTTTCTGATAATACAAATACATATCGAAGTGTTGATCTGTCATAATAGGTCCTAACTGCTTGTGGTTAATATGTGCCGGCAACGTACCTTATTCTAGGTTAGTTGTATCGTAAGTTGTTACGAAAATCTCTCTTTTGACTACTCCATAGTCGCCTGGGCCATGACGAACAATCATGTCTTCCCCAGAAGAGTAATTCAAAGCCTCGCCCCAAGATGTATTAACTACTCCGTTATGGTCAGCAACTTTTGCTAACTTAATAATTTTTTTAGGACTAGCAGTACCATCGCCGTTATCATCTTTTAGTTCACGAAACTTAGCGGGCGATATCGGATATTGCTCACCTTTTGGTCCGGTCATTATGTAAAATCCCGCTGGATAGTTTACAGGACCTTCTAATGTTTGTATTGTGCCTGCTTCATGTGCAACCTCATATGGCTCACGTGCTGGCTTTTTGAATGTTTTAAAACTGCCTGTTTTAAACCAATCATCTGTTATTGTGCGTTGTTCAATTTCGTTAATTTTCATATTATACTTTCCTATACTTTCTTATACTTACAATTTACAGGCGATGCAGTCTGACTCTTCGTCTTCATAGTCAGCACCACTTGGCAAATCAACATCTTGACTTGCCTTTGCTCCTTGCTTGTTCAAAAGTGAGTAATAAAATGTTTTCAAACCATAATAATGCGCTGTCATTAGATTCTTTGCAATTAACGTAGTTGGTACTTTTCTATCTGCAAAATGTGCAGGATTGTAAAAGGTATTTGTACTAATACTTTGGTCTACATAAGCAGCTAATACTGCCGCTGTTTTTAGATAACCTATGCAATCTGTTTGTTCCCACATAAGTTGGTACTTACTTTTAAGTTTCTGATACTCAGGAACTACTTGAATAAACGACCCTGCTTTGCTCTCTTTGGTAGTAATTAGACTCATTGGCATTTCGATACCATTGGTTGAATTAATTACAACACTTGAGCTTTCAACAGGAGCAACTGCCATTTGAGTCGCATTGCGAACACCATACTGTTTTATGTTGGTTCGCAAAGTTTCCCAGTCAAGTTCTGGAGTAAAATCTGTTAGATCATTGACGCCTTTAGCGCGTAATTCCCAAGGAAACACACCTTGTCCATAGCGTGTCTTGTCACTGTCTAAACACTTACCGCGTTCTTTGGCTAACTCAACCGTTGACTCGGTAAGATAGTACGCAAGATGCTCTGCCCAACTTTTAACTTCTGCTAGTGCATCGGGTTCACCATATTTGAACCCTCGTTTGGCGTGCCAATACGCTAAATTGGTAACACCAATGCCAAGCGGGCGGATTTCATCATTGCTTAATTTACTTTGAATACTTAAAAAGTCCTGATAGTCTAGAATGTTATTAAGACTGCGATGTAAGATACGGGCAACACGGCGCATATCTTCAGGATTACGGAAAGCACCCCAGTTAATACTTCCGAGAGTACATAAACTGATTCTTCCTTCAGCATCGTCAAGTCGTTTAAATGAACGATTTGGCAAAACTATTTCAGCACAAAGGTTTGACTGGTAGATCGGATGAACAGACGGGTCAAACGGGCCTTGGCGCTGAACATTGTCAGTGTACATTAGATAGATACGACCAGTATCTGTGCGCTCTTTGAGAATTCCGCCCTTGAACACCTCATCTGCGCTTATAACTTTTTTGCGTAGATCTGTGCGCTTTTCATTTTCCACATATAGTCGTTCAAACAATGCTGTATCTTGATAAAACGCCTCATACATTTCCGGAACTTCGTTTGGATCGAAGAATGTTATGTTCTCTTTATTTTTAAATCTACGCCAGAAAAATGCCGACAGCACAACAGCATAGTCCATATGCCGGACTCTGGTTTCTTCGGTGCCTTGGTTATTTTTGAGTACAATAAGATCGTCAAACTGGTAATGCCAAATTGGAAAGTAAACTGTACACGATGCGTTCCTGATGCCACCCTGGCTGTTATGAGTCAACACCATTGGGCCTTCTTTACTAGACGATGCGAAAAATGTGTGAGTATTTTCTACAGTGATATCAACATACCCGGGATCATTCTGTTGTTCAAAATCTGCTGTTAGTAATCGGGTAAATCCATTTTCTGTTAGGACACGATCATTGGTTTTGAGTTCTTGTGGTTTCTTTTGTAAAACAGCTCCTAAATCTGTCAGAACCATTATAGGATGGTTTATTGAGCAATTAAGTGATACTCCATTTTCAAACTCTAAGCGAACCTGATCCTCGTGTTTAACTACAGTATCCCACTTATTTGTTACTGTTTTATATGTGACATTGCCTTGCTCGTCGCGCGTCTTAATCTTCATCCCTACTGCAAGGTCTTTAATTTGAATTTTTTTAGTTTTTACCATTTTCGTGGTCTTCTCTTGTTATTGTCTACTACTTTCGTCAACTACCTCTACCCATGTGTCAGGAGTCACGCAACAGCTACGTAAATCACCAAACCATTTCTTCAGGAATGGAATGAGTCCGGTGTGCATGATTTCACCGCCGCGAATAGGTGAACCTA